CATTCGGATCGATGTACCCGGAGATCACCCCATTTGCATCAAGGCGCGTCGTGTAGCCAGGCGGTGGTTCTCCGTTCGGGCCAGGAGCAGGGACAGGACCAGGCGGCGCGAGCGCTGGCGGGTGGAGTGACGGCGGGGCGTAGCCGGTGGCCATGCAAGGGCCGGGACGTGTTCGCTACCGGCGCGCGCCGCCGCTCATGCCCTTGCGCACGCCCTGGAGGTAGCTCCCCTTCTTCACGCCCACCAGGAACGAGAGCGCCTGCCACTCGGCCCCGGCCGTCTGGAACTCGGTCGTGTCCTGGATCAGCACGGTCAAGCTGGTCACCTTCTGAACCGCCGGCTTCCAGGTCACCACGTAGGGATCGGGGTTGACGGTGGCGTCGTAGGTGTACGGCGCCGAGTCAGCTGCTGGCAGGCCGGTGGTCGGGTCGGTGCGGCGGTGGTTGGGCGTGGTGGTGATCGTGATCTTCTCGCTCGCGGTCCACTCGGCCAACAGCGTTCCCTCGCGGACCCGCGCGAACCCGTTGACGCCCGCGAAATTGATGTCCGCCACCTCAAGCGCCCGCGTGTACGCCGTGCCCGCGGTGAAGGCCGCGCCGTTGAGCGCGACGCCATCCTGCCAGCGGGCCAAGTCCTCCTCCAGCAGCTTGCCCGCCGAGGTGAGCAGGTACCACTTGCCGTTGTGGGTGATGCTGTGGACGCACGCCTGTCCCGTGAACGTGGTCCAGATGGGCGTCCCGGCAACCTTGGTCCAGTACGTGTTGAACACGAACGTGGTGCCGCCCTCGGACGTGAAGCGGACTTCGGGGTAGGTCGGGTGCACCGTCGCGCCGCTGATGGTCTGGTTGGCCGATGCGGTCTCCACTGCGCCGCCGAAGTAGGTCACCGCCAGCGAGCGATCGAGAAGGTGGAAGCCGCGGAGCGACGAGTAGAACATGACCCCGAGTTCCATGCGCACCACCGATCGGGGCTGGTCCGTTCCCACGCCGCTCGGGATGATGTCGTACAGGGGCAGCGTCGGGCCTTCTCCGCGAGCGTCGGGCAGCTCACCAGACCACCGGTAGATGGCCTCTTTCGCGAAGCCGATGAGGTGACCGTCCATCGAGGCCAGCGCGTACAGCGGCTCGGGGGCAATCAGCACGATCACGCCCGTCCAGGTCAACGAATTGCCAGGGCTGTATTCGTTGCTGCACTCGATGCGGCGCGGGTCCTCGGCGTTGATTCCGCACGCGCGGTTGCGGTGCTCAACGATCACGTTCATCGCCGGGGGCGCGACGGGGGGCAGCGGGCCGGTGGCCGAGAAGGGAACGAAGGGCTCGCCCGCGGCAATGGTGGCCTCGGACGCGGTGATCGTGAAGGTCTGCGACGTCGCGGTACCCTGCGCCATGTAGACGGCAGGCGTGACCTTGAAGTACTCCGACCCGTTTCCGCCCGCGGGGGTGATCGACACCTCAACGTGGATGTAGTCGCGCTCCGTCTGCGCCACAGATGGGTCAAAGGTGACCTGAATCGATGAGTTCGCGTTGACGGTGGTGATGCTGACGGGGGTGCTCTCGGCCGTTCGGTACGTCTGGCCCGTGGAGTCGATCCACTTGAACCGCACGATCACGAACCGAGTGGCGGGCGTCACACTTCCGCTGGCAGCTGCACCCTCAACCAGCGTTGGCACCTCGGGTTTGAGGTGAATGCCTTGCTCGTGAAACGGCGCGGTCGCCGACCCGTCGGATTCAAATACCAGGCCGCCGGGCCACAGTTCCACGCCGCCGAATGAGATTGGCGCCGCACCGCCGGTAATTGGATACGACGAGAACGCCGCGAAACCGACATCCGAGATCCCGTATTGCACCGCCAGCACGCCAGACGCGGACTCCACCTGGACCGCATTCTGTACAGCAACATGAGCCACGCCGGCGGCGTCGAGAGCGCCCGAAGACAGCCCGAACGTTGTCACCTTGCCTGCGAGGCCGGGCAGGATCTTGGCGACTGTCCTCTGTGGTGAATATGACGACAGGAAATAGGTGTCCTGTGGGGCTGCCACCGTCCCCGATGCTTGCGTTGAATTGTAGACGGATAACCAATGCGCGACGCCGCTCAGCCAAAACGCGCGTGAGGCGAGGCCAGTTGACACGGATATGAACCCGGTCACGCCGCCGGCCGCGAATGAGGTCTGTCGCTGCGGTCCGCGGGCGAGTGTGTTCTCTTGTTCTATCAGCAGCACGGTGACGCCGGCCTGTGTAAAGCCCGTCATATTTCTAACGTTGGTCACGGGCGCAGCCGGCGTGCTGTCGGTGGATGAAATCGCCAGGGTTATCGTGTCAATCGTCTGGGACTTGGATCCGTTCGCGGCATTCAAGGTCCCGTAGACCATGGTCGCACCGGAGGGGGTCCTGTTAGTCAGCCAGCAGAGCGCGACGTCGGGCTGATTTGCCGCCGTCGCATCGTCAACGGTCGTCCCCACCGCGAAAGCAGTGCTCAGAAGGGCCCTGGTATAGGTGCCAGCGGCCTTCCGGTACAAAATCGCGATATGGGTGGTGTCGAAGCCTACCGTTACATCGTAGTCAGTTCCGGCGAGAAGGACGCCCGCGGCGTAGACGGTGGTCACGCCGGAAACGGTGTACGGCGTGGACCCGCCGATCGTCAGGGCCTTGATCGCGTTGGCCTCTTTCCAGAACAGATAGAAGATCCCACCGAGCTGGACGACCTTGGTCTTAGTGGCCCCCGCCCCGACGGCGGCGCCATATTGCAACGTTGTCCCGGTGTCCTTGTCGATCACCAAGTACTGAGCGGCCCCCGACTGGTCCACCCACGCGTGACACGCGGTGTTGACGAAGTAGGCGAGATCGAGATTGGATTGCGTTGGGGTCTGCGTTCCGGACGCCCGGACATAGGGGACGCGGATCGCCGTGCGTGACACCGCTATCGGTTCTGCCCCGGGGGCAAGCGGCGATGCCGCGGCAGTTCCGGGCGCCGCCAAAACTTCAAACTTCTTGGACGCCAGGCTGTAACGCTCAACGTTTGTCAACTCCTGCATCATCAGCCCGCCCGCGTAGCTGCCCATGCGAAAACCCGTGCTGTTCACAGCGTCCGCCTTCTCCACCAGCCCGTTGCGTCGCTTGAACGCGAGGCCGCCGTTCTGCCCCTTGTCGATCCGGGTGTTCTCGGCCCGTCTCAGCGTCCCAGGCGCGGCGATGGTGCCGGGGGCCTTCTGATTCAGGCCCGAGATGAGGACAGAGACGTTCGCGGTGGGGGTTGCCATGTCGTCTTCACAGGCCTCGTCGTGTTCGAGCACCTTCGACACGCCACAGCCAAGTACCGCCACCACCAGGACCAGCGCGAGTGTTTTCATACCCTGAAGGTATCGCTTGCATTGCTAGCGTGCAAGCATTATCGGTCAGGCGACCAGTAATCAATTGTCAACGGGGAGCGACAATTGGCCCTATGTGTATGGTCAATTGTCTGAGGTAGGCGACAATTCCGACAATTGATGACACTTGACAAGGTGATTTCCCGGGTAGCCTTCTTCCTATGGTCGAGCGGAGCCGGAAAGGCGTAGCGACTCTCCGGTGAGGCGGCCTGCGGCAGCCGAGACGGATTGCGAGTCACCCGGACCAGAAGCTTCTAGGGCAAGGCATCGGAATCGGATCAGGCATGGTTACCCTCGCTTAGATCCTTGTCGGCGGGACGGAGCCGCACCGCGCAATTACAGGTCCGCCGACCGGAATTAGGCTGCGACGTCCATCAGGGCGTAGAGCGCGAAGGTTCCAGCATCGACCGTGCCGGTCAGGTTGATGACGTCGATCTGGGTGATGGCCGCCGTCCCCACCCAGGCGCTGTCTGGGACGTTCGGGAAAGTCGTCGGGCTGTTCTCGACGGTTTGTATCTGGCCAACGACATTGCGCGCGCTCCCGCTCTTCGCGAACGGAATCAGAACCACTCCCTCGGTCGTCTCTCCACTCCCGTACATCTGCGTGGGCGTGAGGCGCGCCTCGGTCGTGGCCGAAGAGGTGGAGTCCGTGTAGTTGGCCGCGGTGTCGTTGTTGAATCGCAGCGCCAGCGTGTGGAGCGCGACCGCCGCCTTCGTCACGCGAAAGACGAGCTCGTAGCCGCGCAGTCCAGCGGTGTCTCCCGCCAGGCCGGTGAAGCTCCAGGGGCCCACGCCGGTCTTCTCGCCTAGGAACACGCGAGAAGGGGTGGACACCGCGGCTGCCGCTGCGATCTGCTCCTGCAGCTGCCTCACCACCTCGGCAAGGTCTCGAAAGTTGCGGTTGGTGGGGGCGTCGTCCGTGAGGCCCGGGCAAAAGGCGACCTTCGCCCGCGTGGTCACGGGATATCCCAGGGCCAGTTGTTACCCACGTTGTCCATGTCGGTGATGTGCTCGTCGTCGCCGCTGTCGATGTTGGCGAACGCGACGGGCAGTTCCTCGGCGAGGTCGAGCAGATCGGCCCGCAGGTCGCGCGTGTCGTCCTCGCTCTTGCCCATGGCCTTGATGGCCGCCCACGTCTCGATGAACTCCGTGGCGGGCTCCAACGCGGCGTCCAGGGCATCGGTCGCGTTCACCAGGATCGTCGGACCGCCGATGTAGTAGAGCGCGTAATTGCCTTGGCAGTAGTTGAAGGGCTCGATCTGAACCGTCGCGCCTACCACGCGATACCCGAGCTCCTGGGAACCCTCCAGCTCGCCCGCGGCGAGGCGATGGATAGTCCGGCGCAGTGACGGGCTGGTCGGGTCCTTGGCAACGTGCACGAGGCGCCGCATGCCGCTGGGGATGGCGGTGGTGTTGCCGGCGACGCCACCCGCCAGCGTGAAGCTGCTCGACAGCTGAAAGCGCCCAGGGGCGTGGATGATGGCGATCTTGTAGGCCCGCTCGATGGCCCGGTTGATCCACCGCGTGATGGACGGATCTTCGACGTGCGGATCGCCCTCGATGTCCGCCGTCTGGCGGACCGCGTCCCACAACGCGGAAAGTAGGACGGTCATCCAGACACCAGCATTCCAACGACCATGATGTCCCCGGTCAGCGTCGTCGGGCCGACGGCGCCGCGCTCGACTTCGAACAGGATCGGGCCCACGCGAAGGTTCGGCGGAACGAACGGTGGCACGACCAGCGGAGGCATCGCGACGACCCCAACGGCGGCGCCGGCGGGCACGACAAATAGCGGCATCACGTCGTCATGTGTTCCGTTGCCGCCAGCCCGGATGCGCGCCGTCAGCGTGATGGCCGGCCCGGCCTTCGAGCGCAGGATCGCGTAAGAGAACAGCGGGAAGAACAGTACCGCTGGATCGCCAAAGTCCGGGTACTGCGCGATCATCCCCTGTGTCCCCGTCGCGAGGAGGTTTACGCCCGTTACCAGGCCGAACGCCAGACCGGTCACGGCAGGTATCCCCATAGCCAGATCTCGAAGCTGCACCCTGCCGCACTCGGGGTCATCACGAACCCGGTAACCGCGTGGGTCGTATCGTCGTGCCACGCCATCGTCTGACCCTCCACGTCTACGCTCGGGATTATGTAGGTCGCATCGAATTTTCGAACGTATCCAGCACCCGCCTCGATCTCGCCCTTGAACACGCCGCCCGTGTACAGGCTTCCCCGCCAGGAGGCTATGGCTGCGTTGACGACCCCGGTCCCGCTGATATCGTACCGGATCGACCCCTTGTAGGTGCCGACCAACCCCGCCAGCGTGACGTTGGCGTCCACGGCCCCAACGCTGCATTTCGCGACGAACTTCAGGCGCGCGTACTTGCCTGCCGTCCACACCGGCGACGTGTAGGTTGCGTTCAGCGCGACCGTCGCATGGTCGATCAGGAACGGGATATCCGCCGCCTGGTACGTCGGCGGCAGGCCTGGGCCGTTGTCGGTGAGTACGCGGCCAGCCGCCACGGGCACGCGTACCGCTGCGTTGCCGCTGGCGTCGTAGATCAGGACGCTCCCGGGCGTCTGCTGGGCCAGCATCGACAGGGGCACCGTGTGGTCACCGGGGTTGACCGGTGGAACGAGCGGCGGGTAGCCGAGTACCGACCAGATCCGGAGCGACGAGTAGCTGGCCGATGGGAAGTGCGATGGGACCCCCGCGATCACCTGTTTGAATTCGACGTCAAATAGACCCTCGACGTCCATCTGGGGCGCCGTGGGCTGGAAGGATACCGTCCCATTAGGCGCCGAGACGATCGTACAGGCCCCGTCGAAGACGATGGGGATGCGCGTGACGCTGTCCGTAATCGTGACCGTGATGGTCGCGCCGGCCAGGTTAGCCACCACGCCGTTGTCCCGCAAGGTCGCGGTGATCGGGTCAAGATCACCGCGCTTGCGGTCAACGTCGTCTAGGGTCGCTATTCGGAGGTGTGGCATTTTCGGTCGTGCGACCGGAAATTACAGTTGCTTGTGGGCGTCGAAGGCGTCCCGAAGCGCCCGACTGAAGGCCGATCGATCTCCGTCCTCCAGCGCCTTCATGACGGCGTCAGACTGGGCGCGGAAGCCCGCGTCCTCTTCGCCCTCTTCGTTCTCGACGGTCGAATCACCGTCGCCGATCCCGTCGTCGTCGTTCGCGTCGTCGCGAGCCGCTGCGGTCTTGAACCGCGACAGCTTGTCCGGCGGTGGAAGCCTCGACATGGCCTCGTCCGCCATCCTCGATGCAGTGCTCACAGCGCACTCTCCGACAGGACCATCCACCAGTTGATGAAGCAGCCGTTGGTCGGATCGGCCAGCACCTCGGTGTCGGTGCGGACCGTGACGAGACCCAGCGCCGCGGTGGTGACGCCCGCGGTGCCGAGCATCATCGCCGAGCTGGCGCCGCACGGGAGCACTAGCGTGCCCGAGGCGAGCGTGGGCACGGTTCCAAGCGCGGGCTGGGAGATGTTCCCACCGAGCGCCATGCAACGCCGGTAGGCCTTGTGCAGGGTGGCCCGGAAGTCGCCGGCGGCGTTCCTGATCCAGGTGACACCGCTGTTGCGGTTGCCGGTCTGGTTGGCGATGACGGCCGCACCCATTTCGATGGTGCCGTACAGGACGATCAGGTTCGGCTGAACCGACCCCTTGAAACGATTCAATACAAGTTCGGGCATTGGAGACCTCTTTCAAAAGCGGGCCCGGCGCTCGTACTGCCGAGCCCGCTTCGGTGGTGGTGAATTACGCGAACTTGATGACCGCGGTCGCGGCCGGATTCTCGTTGGTGAAGCACTCGAAGGCTTCGTACCGGACCTCGACGCCAGCCGAGTTGGACTGGCGCAAGATCTGATTCCCGTCCTCGTCGTCGATGTGGGGGGCTTCCCCGATGCTCGGGTGATGGATGGCGCCCGGGTCAGCGACGTAGCCCTCGCTGTTGGGGCAGTACTTCTCCGAGATGACGGGCAGTTCGACGCCGTCGGCGTAGACCACGATGGTCTTGTAGCCCACGCCACCGCGGCCGGTGATGAGGGTGTACTGCTTCACGTCCAGCGAGGCAGAAAGCTCGATGAACTTGTCGGTCGGCAGAACCGCAACCAGCTTGGTCGCGCCTCCGACGGTGCTGCAGTAGTTAGCCGCTTCGACCAAGCACTGCATGAGGGACTTGCCTGTGGTGGTCCCGTCGATGATCCACCCGTACAGGAACGAGTTGGTGGTGCGGTCCTGGCCAAAGAAGTTCTCGGCCGCGGTGGGCGCCGTGGTGGGCACCCATGCCGGCATGCCGGCCGGGCGCAGACGGGCGGGGGTCGCCGAGTCCTGACGGTCACCCTTGGTGAAGATGACGTCATTGATGGTCAGGCCGGCGATCGCGTTGAGGGCGGTGTCCAGCGTGAGCGTACCCGCGCTGTAGTCGACCTTCGTGATCTTGGCCGACTGTCCAGCGCGCAGGGCGTTCGCCGAGATGGTGGCGCTGAAGACCAGCGTCATGCCCTTGACGAAGCGGAACGTGCAGGACCGATCGACGGCACCCGTGCGGGGGTTGCCGACGGTGATGACGAAACCAGCGCCGATGGCGTTGGTGACGGTGCCCAACTCGCCGAAGCCCGTGGTGAAGAGCGCCACGGACCGACGGTGAGCCGAGTAGCGCAAGGACGAGTTCATTTCGTTCTTGAGCTGCGGGATCCATCCGCCCGCCTTGTTCTTGGTCTTGGCGATGATGTCCTTGCCCACGCTGGGGACCTGGAAATCGTTGCACCAAGTGACCTTGAACTGGGCGCCGCCCGACATGGCGTTCTGCCCGGTCGTCTGCGCTTCGGTGAAGTCCTGGCTACCCGACGGGTTGTCCCCGTAGATGTTCAGGAAGTTGTAGTCATCGCCACTGCCGCCCGTGTCGTGCTTGATCAGGTTCAGGAACCGAGATTCCTGCTTGGCGATGGTGTTGACGGTGTATTGCGGGGTGTAATACCGCTTGATGAAGTTGGAGGCCGTTGCGGTTGTCGCGCCAGAGGGCATGGGTCACCTTTCTTTCGTTCGTGCGACGCTTACCCAGCGTTTCGCAGCGCCCACTTGAATCGTTCGTCCTCGTCCTCGGGTCCGTCGTCGGCATTGCTGCCAGCGGGGACCGAACCAGACGCGACGCTCGATAGCGTGGTGTTCGATTTCTTCTTCTTCTGGTCGGGCGGTGGCTTCCCGGTACTCACCTGCGCGGGTTTAACGGCCTCGCGCGAGCCGAACTTTTTGGACTTCTTGCCACCGGCTTCGAGGTCGTCCTCGATGACCTTGATGGCGATGTCCGTGTCGAGCAGGACGCCATATTTGGCGTGGTACGCGGCGACCGTGGCGATAACCGCATCGTGGCGCCCGAAGCTTCGGATCAGGTCGGAGGCGTCGCCGGCCTTCTCGACGTGGGCGACGATTCCCTGCTCCCACTCGCGCGTGATGCGAGCGTCTTCCTGGGCCTTGAGCTGCGCCTTCTCCTGCTCGCGCTCCTGACGGAGCTTGGCGATCTCCTGCTCGGCGGGCGACTTGATACGCTGCTGGCACTGATCGAGGAACTTGTCCACCAGCGCTTCGCCGCCGGCCTCCAACAGCAGGCCGTGAGGGTCCTCGTGGATGCGCCGACGCACGTCCTGGAAGGCCTTGGCCTGCGGTTCGATCTCGGCGGCGATGCGCTTCTCGCGAGCCTCGATGTCGGCGCGCCGTTCGTTCAGCTTCCCGCGCTCGCGGGCCAGCGCCGCGAACTCCTTGCGGTTCTTCTCGCTGACGGTCGCCTCGCTCTCGGGCTTCTTGGGCTCGTCGGCCTTCGGCTTCTCGGCAACGGCATCTTCGCCACCCTCGGCCTTCTCGTCGTCAGTGAGCGCGGCCTCGCCCTCGGCGGTGCCCTCTTCGTCGCCACCGGTCTCTGCGATGGACGCGGCGAGCGCTTCCTCGAAGGACGGATCGGTGCCGGCGGGCGCTGCTTCGTCGCCCGTCGACCCACCGCCGTCAGCTGAGATTTCGTCAGCCATTACTCAGTCCTCCAGTCGAGGAACGCAGGACTGCCTTCGGGGACGCGGATCAACTGGAGTTCACGTGCAGCAAGGCGCGCATCGGCGAACGATCGAAAGACCATGCCGTCACCGGCAGCGACTTCCAGCCCATCGACAGTGAGCTGTGCCCCCTGGCCTTCTGTCTTGTTAGGCCAGATGACGCGGCACGACCGGATCTCGTACCCGGCGCCGTCGTAGGACGTTGCAATCTGTCGCATCACTCAACCTCGGGACTGACGTCCTCGTCGGTCTCGGCGGGAGCGTCGCCGATGTCCTCTTCGACCACCGGGTCCGGGGGCAGGAGGCCCTTGCCGCCCTGGTCCACGGGCTTCTTGAACAGGGCGATCTCCTGCTCGTTCAGCAGGCCCAGGTTCATCAGCCGTTCGGCGTCGTGCGGGTGCGTGACCCGCATGTAGTTTTCGCGCGGCTTCGCCACCTTGGGCACGGCGGCCTTCGACAGTGCCGCGGCGTGAACGCCGGCGGCATGGGCTGCGAGCTTCGCAGCGTTGGGATCCTGTGCTCCCGCAACGACGGGAGCGGTTGAACGGGTCTCGTTGTGCTTCGACATGCAACGGCCCAGGCGTGTACACTGGGCTTGGCAAACGGCAGCACCGGCGAGTCAGCCGGCGCGGGCGTGAGCAATCCCGGACGTAAATAACCAGGACAGCCCTGGCAATTGACCGGTCTTCGGCTCACGCCCGCGTGCCGCGCGCACAATATCGGTCGCACGACCGGAAACTACGCGGCCATCGGAGCGGGCGCCGCGGGCGGTGCCGCCGGTGCTGCGGCTGGAGCTGGCGCAGGCGGTGCAATCAGCGCTTGGAGCGCGGTCACGTCGTCCAAGAACCGATACAGCAGGTCCAGGTGCTTCTCGGGCGGGCGTGGCTTGCTCGCGCGTCCAATGGACAGGTACTCGCTGGCCTTGGTGAGGCAGACAGCCAGGTCCATCGTCGGGTCAGGTCCCTCGTACTTCCCGTCGCACAGCATGTCGTCGCACATGCGCTCGATGTCGTTCTCCATTGCGCGCGCGGCGTCCATCTCCGAATCAGGATCGAGGTCATCCAGCGCAGCTTCGGCACGCTTCGCGGTCCAGATGCCCTGGGCCACCAGTTCGCCGATCTTGTCGATCTTCCCCTGCGGCGTCGCCGGCAGCAGTGAGACCGGATACGGCTGGATTACGTACTGGTCCTCTTTGAGGTCGATTTCCTTCCAGCTGACGGTCTCCAGGAACTTGGTCCCCGGCGCCGCCACCACCGCCGCGGGGTTGTCGCCGTAGATTTCGCGCGCCAGGTCGGTCAGGCGGCGGGCGATGTCCATGTGCAGCTGCTCCCACCGCTGGGAGAGCACGGCGAAGCGGGCCGTCTGGATATCGAGGGACTCCCGAATGGCCACCGCGGCGGTGAGGCCAGCTTCTTTCTGGCCGGCGGCTACCTGGGCATTCACACCGTACAGGGCGAAGGCCTTCTCGTAGTGGCGCTCGAGGTGCTCGTAGACCTCAGCCGAGAGCGCCTGGGGGCTGCTGAAGATGGCGCCTTGGGTGCCGCTGAAGCGGTAGTGGGCTCCGATGCCGTTGTTCAAGGTGCCGAGCTTGGCGGACATCGGGATCCCAACCCGTGGAACGCACGCGAGGTGCTGGGCCTTGGCGATCTTGTCCAACAGCGTGTTGATGGCCACCTGAATCGGGAACAACGTGTCGGCTGCGCTCTTGCCGTACGGCCCCGCAAGCGCCGGGTCCATCGGGAACAGGATGATCGGGAAGTAGTCGCGCTCGTATTCCTCGTCGACCAGCGTGCCGTTGGCACCCTCGATGGCGATCACGTGCCGCCCGTCGCCGGCACCCTCACTGGATTGAAGGTGCCACGCCTCGAACACCTCGATCAGGTTCGATTGGCTGCCGTCGTTCACCGGGTTGGCGGGCGTCATCGCGCGGATGGCGTCGATGGCGTCCTTGCCTGCCTTCTTGCCCAACTTGGCGATCAGAACGAACTTGTCCACGAAACGGCGGCGGTACATCGACCGCGGCTCGCCGTAAATGCCGTCATTCGCGGCGACCATCACCTCGCAGGCCAACACGCGGTTGACCACCGGCACGTCGCCGTCTCGGTCCACCTCGATCGCCCCGATATCGAATACTCCCGAGTCGATGAACACCTGCTGCGTCTTCTCGTAGACGCGGCACATGTGGAAAAGGCCGTCGTTCAGCTGCGTGAGCTTCTTCGCCCGGCGCTTCTGGCGGTAGTCGCCCCCGCTGGTCACGAACCGCGCGCGCGGCCGGCTGCGGCTCACCTGGGAGGCCACCGTCTGCACCACCGAGCGGGTCACGTTCCACGTGATGGCGCCCGTGGCGTTGCCCATCGCGACCCCACCGCCTGCGGCGACCTGGCCACCGTACTGGTAGAGGTTCGTGAGCGGCTTGCCCTCGTACATGCTGCCGAACAGCAGGTTCAGGTCCTGCCGTTGCTGCTCGCCGGGGCTGGTCTCGATGGCCTTGGCGGTGTCGATCATGGCACGCCCGGTGTCCTCGTCGTCTGGACGCCCCTCGTACGGCCACCAAGGGCGAGGGCCGCCGCTAGTGTTCATGCTGTTGCCGCTGTAGTCGTGGTGCGAGATCGTCTCGTTCTTGCCCGCGGCCTTGATGGGCTTGGACTTCACCGTGGCACCTTGCCGCTACGGGCCTGGCGGCCCATCTTGCGCTCGTAGACGGCCTTGATCAGCTCGCGAGGGTCGGGCGCATCGGCCGGCAGGTCAAGCCCGTCCATCTCAGCTGTGAGCCCTCCGACATTTTCCGGTCCCGCGACCGGAAATACCTCGTCTCGCATCGTGATGACCATGTCACCGACGGTGCAGGAGGCGACGCGGGGGTGCTCAGCGAGAACGGACAGAAGCTCGGCCAGCTCGATGGCCTTCTCGGTGCGTGGGCGCTTCACGCAAGGGCCAGGACGTGTTCAGGGCGCCGGGAGGCTCGATATCGTGATCGTTCCCTTTTCGTAGTCCACGGCGGTAACCACGAAGGCCGGGCGCCACGGTTCCGGCGCATCCCAATATAGCTTGCCGCCGCGGTCCATGAGCATTCCTCGTTCGTACGCGCAAGCCTCGTATGTTCCGCCGACATCGACCACCATCGCCGCCAGAGACGGCGCAGCCTTCGCCCGCCGCCCAATGAACGGGAGCGCCGCGAGGGCAGCCAGGAAGCCACGGCGTTTCATGTCTTGGTGGTCTTCTGCCGCCGCTTGTACCGCGCCAGCGTGTCGCGCGCGTGGGCCTGGAGCACTGGAAGCAACGTCACGGCGTCCTTCAGGGTTCGGGCAGCGAAGTATGCTTCCGCCCGTTCCTTCGCCGTTAGCCTTGAGGTGTTCCTGTGGCTGCGCTTCTTCATGGGGTCACCTTAGCGTCCTGAATGGGAGGGATCTTGGTCAGCCGCCACGCGGGCGGCTCGATGTCCATCGGCGATGGCACGGCGCACGTCCACCACGTGCCGTCGTCGCAGGCCGCGAGAACCGACAGCGTCTGGCCGAGGACCAGGGGCTGGAAGCTGACCACGCGGCGGACGATCATCGGGCGCGCCATTCGCTTCTGCGCCTGCTCGATCTCGCTGGTCACCTCCGCGATGCGGTCCGCGGTCTCTCGCAAGGTCAACCCTTGGCCAGCGACACCTGGCTGATCTGACTGGGTGCCCCCAAGTTGCCAGAACGCCTCGTCAAGGTCATGGCGGATCACTTCACGACCCCCGTCCGCGTGCCCTTGCACTCGCTGCACACACGGTGCCCGCCCTCGCTGGACCAGGTGTAGCCCTTGGCGTCGCAGCGACCACAGGGCACCGTGTCGCCTGGACGGACGGCCCTTGGTTCCGCCCTCGCGTCGCGGTCACCCTGGAAAAACTTCGTGTCCCTGACGACGGCTGGTGTCAGGTGCGCCGCGTGGACTGCCGCAAGTGCACAGTTCTTGTCTTTGCAATATCCATCTAGGTCCATTCGTCGTCCTCCCCTTCGAATAGTTGCTCTTCGTCCTGCTCGACCGATCGCCGGCCGACCTTCTCGTTCAGCTTCCGCACCGCGCGCTTCTCGGCCTTCTCGCGCTTCACCACGCTAGCAGGCCTCTCGGGCTCAGGGGCCACGTATTCCGAGTGGTAGAGCGCGTGCGCGTACCGCCAGGACTCGCTTGGGTCTGGGTGCCACTGGCTGGCCCACGTGTACTGTCCCTTGGCGCGAGCGTCCTTGTTCCACCGGGCCTTGGTGAGGTCCTCTTCGGTGGCGCTGCCCTCCATCACCTGTGCCTTTCCCGTGGTCAGTAGGTCGTTCTGTCGGCGCACCTGCCCCGGCATATCCGCCTTGAGCGGCGCGCGCACGAGTCCGATACCGTAATCGCTATCGAGGGTGTCCAACTCGTTGACCACGCCGTCCATCGACCACGACTGGATGTCGTAGTGCAGCTGAAACAGCGCCATCACCGGGGCGATCTGGCTCATGACCAGCTGGGCTTTACGCGGGGTGGAGTACTCGGCCACGTGCTGCACCTCGTCCGTATCGCTGCCCCATCCGATGACGTTGATTGACACCCGGTCGCCGCGCCCCTGGTCCACCGAGGCCGCAAAGCTGGTGATGCCCGTGTGCGGGACGCTGGCCAGCAGGCCGAACCGCGCCGCCCCGCTGGCGGGGGCCTGGGTGCGCTCGAGATACGGCACGTTGGCGGTGGGGTAGTTGTCGGCCATCCATTGCTCGACGCCGGCGAACCATTCGGGCAGCTCGGGAGCGTAGCCGTTGAGCTCGGGGGTGTAGGTGTACGCGGTCAGGGTCCTGTCGAACTTGAAACGGCCGAAGCGCTCGCGCTGGATGATGGGGCTGTCGATCGTGAGGCCGGGGTTGTGGGCCAAGTAGTCGAGCAATTCCTCCATCGCGTGCGGGAGAAACGGGTTTTCCATCTGGGAAAAGTTGTGCTTCGAGTAGTTGGACTTGCTCCAGATGTCCCACCAGAAACCGGCTTCCACTTCGGGGACCACGCCCATCAGGATCAGGGTGCCCCACCGGTCGGTCAGGGTGTTCGACAGGATGCGGCCGGCCAGGTCGGTCAGCAGCGCGTCGGGCTGGTCCTGGCAGTTGTGAACTAGGACGCCGTTGGCGAAGTAGGTATGAGCCCCATCGACGTCAAGGTTGTAGACGACGACTCCAGCGCTTCCTGGTTCGTGAATCGGATCACCTTCCAACCGAGCCCACTCAAGAACGACGTTTTCTTCTCGTCCTGCGCCCTGCGTGCGCCATGACTCTGACCATCGACCTCGATACACGTCATCAACTGACGACTCCCAAGGTCCAGCTTGTAACAGGTCGGATACCCCGACCCGCGCGGCATCTTCGTCGGGATGGCCAATTCCACGGTCCACGCATCCCCCAGCAGACGCGCCAGGTGCGCCTGCGGAACGGTCATCCCCGTGCCATTTCCTCCCCGAGTTCTCGGCCGGTGCCCGATCGCCTTTAAGGCCGCACTCACCCTGTCCCGTGTTACCTGGCTGTGCATGGGGTTCGCCTTCCTCTTTGCCGCCGCGGTCCGGGCGTTTCCCTCTGGCGTGTGCCACGCATTCCCCGTCGACAGCTTCTTCCTGTGGGCTCCCAGGCATGCCCGGCTGCACGTCACGCGCAGCCCCGCCGCTGGTCCTCCGCACACACAACAGGTCCCCGTTCCTAAGGTCTTTTGCATGGACGTATCCCCTGCCTTTCGCGAACACCGGATGATCCGGCGTGCAGCAGACTATACGGCCCCGCAGGACCAGTGTCACTAATCCTGCCCTTGATACCTTGGACATCGTCGCGCGTATCTCGCGCCGCTCGACGGTCCCTGTCGCGTGGTTGACGCAGATCACGACGTCTCCTGGGCGCAGTGATTCAATCGGTCTGCCGTCCACTAGCGTCCCCGCGGGGAAGCACTCGTCGATCGCGGCCTCGTCAAGCCCCGCTCCCAATTCCTTCTTGATTGTCCTGATGTCGTCGGTGCCACCGAACTTCACGATCGACCCGTTCGCGAACGTGGTCAGCATCCGCGTCTCGTTGTGCTCGCACGACAGTCCTTGCTCCAACAGCAGCGGCTTCCAAACCGGCTCCCACATCACGTCGCGTGCCTGCCCGCCCGTCAGCGCCAGGTACAGGCGCTTTCCCCGATCCTTCGCCACGCTTCGCAGGGCGTAGCGTCGCCCAAGCCCCGTCGTCTTTCCTCCGCGTCGGCTGGCCATCCACGCCTGATACCGGGCGTCGTCCATGATGGCCTTGTATTGCGGCTCGTGCAGCTTCCCGTCGGGCGTGGTGCACAGGGCGCGAGCGGTGAACCCGCGCGGGATGGCCACGCGGCGGGCGTGCTTGCCCCTCGCTTCGAGCAGGGCGCCAACGAACGCTGCAACGACGGGGGTCATTTCTGGTCGCGCGACCGGAAATCAAACATCGTAGACCCACGCCTTGTTGTTGGGTAGGCCCATGCGGTGGGATGCGACGGCCTGGAACACGTGGACCACGGCAAGCGGGTCGGTGGCCCATCCCTCGCGGGCCACCTGGACGGCGTCCAGTCCCATCAGCCTCTCAGTGCAGGCCAGGAAGTCTCCCACCTCGTACTCCAGCAGCACGCCGTGCTTGAGCGCTGCGGATGCCAGGACGCCGAGGGCGTGAGCGCGGAAGTCCCGGCACGTCCGGGAGCAATAGACGCGCCTGAACGTGAACCACTCGGTGAAGCGCTGGGCAAGGAAGTCTCCGATGTAAACGTCTGTGGCGTTCGGTTTCGCCACTCGCCCGCACTCCCTGGTCACCGGGCACCTCCCAGCGCGTCCGCCAGCTCGCGCATCAGCTCGGGATCCTCCCGCATCTCCTCCATCAGCTGGGCGACGGTCTTGTTCCCCCAGCGCGCGTAGGCTCCGCTGCCCGGTCGGATGCGGGCTTGCTTGATGCTGGCCGCGTTGCGGGCGTAGCTGGCCACCGTGGCGGCCTCGTCCATCGTTGGTTCTCGGTTCTCGAGCTTCAGCCGCACCTCGATGCGCTGGAGGTCGCGGGCCATGAACCTCAGCCCGGCGTCGACGATTTCATCCGGGTCAACAACCCCTTCGCCAGCTTGAGCAAGAGTGCCTCCGAGGCTCGGCTGATTGCGCGTCGCTGTCGTCTGTCTTGGCTTTGCCATTGAATCTCCTTCTTGGGTGCCGTTCGTTCTTCCGTGACCTCGTGCAACACGCGCATGATGCGCCGCTGGGAGTATCCCAGGTCGATGATGTCCCGCACCGACATCCCTTCGCAGTGGGCCTCCCAGATCATACGGTCCGTGTCGCTCTTCCACTTGCGGGACCACAGGACGCCACGTGCCCAATCGTTGTAGGCGGCCAGGTCCTGCGTGCGCAGGTCGCCGGCTGCGTCGCTCGGGTGCGGCTTGCCTCGGTTGGACAGTGAGCCGTCGGGGCACTCCAAGTCGTCGAACCCGCTCGCTTTGAGGCGGGCCGCCCATTCTCGTGTCATGCGAGAACCCCCAGGGTCACCGTAACGCCTGGCGACTTGGCGAACACGCTGAAGTCGTCTGTCCAGCCTCGGACGTGGGACCAGCCGTCGCCCTTGAGCACGCCAGCTGCAACCAGGCCATCGAGGATGAGCTTGCGCCCTCCTGCTGCGACGTTGTCAGGGTCGCGCCGCCTGTCGCGCTCCACCCATTCGAACGTGATCAGCACGGGTGTCTCGAAGCTTTCGAGCCGCGCGCTCTTCGCCAGCGCCCACACCGTATCGGTCCACTGCCGCTTCAGGCGGGAGTAGGCGCGCCCGGTACCACCGGCGCCCTTGGCTGCGGCGATCAGCTCGTTGAGGCCAGGTAGGGGGCCAGGGATCCAAAGGCTGCTCATGTCGTGCACTCCGGGCATGGGTGGGCGTACCGGCCGCCGTGCTCCGAGTCGACGGTGCCGCTCCCCTGGCAGGTGGGGCATGGGTCGCCGCGCCGGTGCCAGTCGTGGAACGAATACTCGCCCACCTCGCTTCGCAGGCGGTTGAGCTCGGCCAGGTCCTCGGGTGACAGGTCGGCGTCCCGCTTGGCCGGCACGTAGCGTTCGTCAGCGGCCCGGAGCTTGCCGATGGTCTCCCGTTGCGCTGGGGTCAGCTCGCCGTAGCTCACGTAGTTGCCCGAGAAGTCCCACTTGCTCCGCTCGGGTTGCACCTGGGCGGCTGGTGGTGGGACGAGGCGGGGCGTGTCCTGTGGTCGCAGGGCCAGGATGCGAAACCACTTGCCTCCAAGTAGGCGCATCATCGTCGTTTCACTCCCTTCCAGAACGGCACGCCTCCTGTCATCACCTTGCGCCACCCAACGTTGACCAGCGCGTCCTCGATGTCACGCTGAAAGTGGCCGCTCACGTTGCGGCCCATCTTGTCGGCCACGTGCTTGCCTACGTCGGAGGTCCTCACGCGCTCGCGGTTATCGGTCACGCGCTCGAATGCCTCCAGCGCGGCGGCCCTCAGCTGGCGCAGGTACAGGAGGCGGGACATCACGTCCGCCAGGAGGGTGTCAGGCTTGATGGCCACTGGGGTCCTTCGCCAGCTGGTTGGCCATCATGACCCACAGGTGCTCGATTGCTCCGAGGGCAGCAGCGATCCTGACGGGCGTGGGATTGTTGTTGATCTGGCGGTTGGCCTCCGACACGCACGCCATGATCGCTTTCTCCCGCTTCTCGGCGTCGCTCCAGTCGATATTAAGCGGCATCGGGTGCCCCCGCGAAGGTCGTGCACGGGTGACCGTCCGTGTGGTCGGCCGCGGTCGCCCCGCAGGTGGAGCAGCGGTCTTGCGTGGGGTCGTGAAACTTGTCGATCGCGTCCTGCAGCGGCTTCACGATGTCCACGGCGCCGGGGCGCACGAACGGGACCGTGTCCTTGAGCGGAATCGGGGGTAGCCCTGCGTCCGCCCGGCACTCGGCTTCGAGGCGATGGTACGGTTGCTCTTCCCAGGTGCACAGCAGGACGCGGCCGCGCTTCCAGTTCGCAGGCAGCACGCCGACCTGGGGGAAGCCCATGTGCAGGTACACGTTGATCCCGACGATCATGTGCTCGTCGGGCGGCAGGTCGGGGCAGTCGGCTCCGTTCTCTGCCAGCCATTCGTCCGTGGGTCTCTTCTCGACCTCCCACGTGACCATCATGGGGTTCGGGGGAAGCTCGGCTTTCGCCTGGGCTCGTTTCGCTGCGTTCCGCTTCGTGGCCAGGGAGCTGATTTTTCTCATCTTCCCCAGTATACCCACCTTGACCACCTAGGGCACCTATTAGCGGCTGGTGTTTCGATGTCTCTACCGTGAGGCCTGCGCGTGTCCATTGTTGGTCGCACGACCGGAAACTCTATTCGAAGCACCTGCCCTAGAAGCTGATTGCTCCGTCCAAGACAACCGGACATGTCCATCGAAGTCCAACAACAGGGGGTCCGTCGTGGTCGTAATCTGCTTCTGCTTCTGAGGCGACATTGCTACATGTCGCAATTGAACATGTAGCTTCGACGTGCTACAAGTAGCGCATGCCGAATGGTTTCGTGAAGATATACGGTTCAAAACTGATAACCAGTTCACTGTGGGACGAGGCTCCGGAAGTGCGTTTGGTGTGGCTTTCGATGCTTGCCATTGCCGATCAGTACGGCATCGTTGACACCCCCAACGAGAAGGCTCTCGCCAGGGTGCTTAACCTGCCACGTGACTACCTCGAAAGGGCCCTGGCTGTCCTCATGTCGCCCGACGCGGGCAGCCGCACGCCCACGAACGAAGGCCGGCGCGTTGTCCGTGAGGGCACGGTCTTCAAGTGCGTCAACTACGAGCTGTATCGCGAATTCAGATCGGTGAAGCAGGAGGCCGACCGGAAGCGCATCGCCTCCCAGCGCGCGGAAGCGGCGGCGAGAGCGGCGAAGCGAGAAGCTCGGAAGGTTACTCGCATCGGCACCGTCAAGGACGACGCTGGATACAACCTGCACTTGATGGCGCAGGATGCCCAGGGGCGCAAGCCGTGAGCTGGTCTCAGTGCTGGTGGTGCAACGGCGCACTCGGCAGGCCCTGGCGCCGCGACCCACGCGTGAAGTTCTGCGACGCATGCGGAGAGCGCACCGTTGATCCCGAGGTGCTCAAGCGAGAAGCCGCAGAGGACCGACGTAAGCGCCGGTCGCCAGCACCGCAACCGTGATAGAGTAGAGGCCATGCCCCCCAGGAAATCACGACAGCAGGAGATCGCCCAGGCCGTTGAGGCTGCCCTCGCCCAGGAACGCCGCGCCTTCCACAGCGCTGGCGGGCGCGCTCGCATGGCCACCCTATCCCAGGAGGCCCGGCGCGCGATGGCCCGCAAAGGTGCGGTGGCCGCGAACGCCGTAAAGGCTGCCAAACGAGCTATTTCCGGTCGCGCGACCGAATAATACGATTTCGCTTGCAGTGCTAGCGCGGCTCGGTTACTGTCAGGTGGTCAGGTTGATTCGCAAACACCCAACCACGGGAGTGACCAAATGAACGAGGAAGCGAAGCGCGCACATGCGCAGTTGAAGGCGGACTACGATCGGGGGATGGACGAGGCGCGGGGCGTGGTGGAGGCGCCCGTCGACAGCGAAGAGACGGCGCCCGAGTCGCTGACGATGCGCGAGTTGGTGTACGGCGAGGTTCAGTTCGCCTCCCCTGGCGCGTCGGTGGCCGAGGTGCTCGCGAACCAGCGGCGCAACCGGCGCATCTTGGAGCGCGCTGGGCTCGCTGCCACGGATTGCGACGGGGACAACGGGACCGACGCACGGGGGAAGCTGTGAACTGTGGAACTGCGGGATGTTGGTGCGTTGGCAGGGACGCGATGCTTACCAGCCGCTTCTGCCAGGCGTGCAGTGGCGCCGGGTGCCCGGCCACGCCCGTCTCTACGCCGTGCCTTGTAAAGCACGTCACGCCTGTTCTCGCCGCTCCCGTGACGATCGTCCTGATGCAGGCCGAGCCCAACGCGTGGACGGTGGAGGTGACCCTCGAGGGGAAGTTTCGCTACGTCTACGCCGGCAAGCCCACGCGGCGCGAGGCGCTGGCGGCAGCGGTCGAATGGCTGGAGCGCGCGTGACCACCGGACAGGCCGTGGCGACGGCGCTTCTGATCGGCACCTGGATCGGCATGCTCGCGTTCGCGGACATCCTGACCCAGTGGCTGGAGCGCCGGCTCGTTGAGCGAAACAAGGCGCTGTTGCGGCGCCCCCGATGCGGCCACGGGCGAGTGGTCGAACTTTGCGACGAATGTAACTCCACCAACGAAGGCACCCAATGATCAAAATCACCAAGTCCTCAGACCCCATCGAAGTGAAACAGCTGGTCGTCTGCATCCACGGCGACCCGGGCATCGGAAAGACCTCCCTGGCGTTCACCGCCGAAAAGCCCCTGTGCCTGGCGTTTGATGCCGGGGTGTACCGGGCGGGCTCGCTGCGCGGGGACTGCTCGCTGGTTCAGCAGTGGAGCGACGTCGGCAACCTCACCGCGGCGGACTTCGCGGGATACAAGACGGTCATCGTCGACACCGCGGGGCGCGCGCTCGATTGCCTCGGGGCCACGTTGATTGCCGAGGACCCCAAGAACGCGAACCGCAACGGCGGGCTCTCGCTGCCTGGCTTCGGCGCCCTCAAGACGACGTTCACACAGTGGCTCAAAAACCTGCAGTACATCGGCCTGGACGTGGTGCTGGTCTGTCACAGCGACGAGCAGCGCAAGGGCGACGAACTGATCACCCGCCTCGACATGCAAGGGGCATCGAAGAACGAGGTCTACAAGAGCGCCGACATGATGGGGTCGGAGTCCCTGGAGCGCGGGAAGCGGGTGCTCAACTTCTCGCCCACCGACACCGCGTTCGGGAAAAACCCTGGCCAGCTCCCGAAGCTCATGGTTCCCGATGCCGGACCCGAGTTCTCGGGGTTCCTGGCCAAGGCCATCGCCGCCACCAAGGCCGCGCTGAACAAGCAGGGTGCCGCCCACGTGGCCGAGAAGGTCTCCCAGGCTCAGTGGGCGGAGAAGATCGAGAAGGCTGTCACGCCTGAGGACTTCAACGGCATCATCGGCGCGGCGATGGCCGAGGGCGCCCCGAAGGTCATTGGGCAGATGATCGCCAAGGCTGCCAAGGGCCTCGGGTTCGAGTTGGACAAGGCGACAAAGACCTACCGCGATGCGGTCGCCAAGGCCGCGCCGTGAAACGCTGGTGCTCGCACGACCGTTGCGACTTCGAGGGTTCTCACATCCACGTGAGCGAGCTGGAGACGATGCGCCACTGGAAGGACGACGAGGAGGGAACGCTGGAAGGCCTGATCTCGAAGCTCCGCGACGGCCCGAAGATGAACCCGCAAATGGAGGCGGGGAAGGCATTCGCGGCGCTGATGGAGGACGCTGACGACGGCGTTGCCGACGGGGCGACCCGCGACGGATGGACGTTCACGTTCTCGGCCGACTTCCACGTGTCTCGGCCACCGTTGCGCGAGATGCAGGCCGCGATGCCTTTCGAGACGCCGCTCGGGACGGTGACCTTAATTGGGCACTGCGACTCCACCGGAGGGCGCGAGGTTCACGACGACAAGCTGACCGAGAAGTGGGACGCCGAAAAGTACGTCGACAGCCTCCAGTGGCGGGCCTATCTGCTGATGTTCGATGCGTCGTGCTTCGTGTACGACGTGTTCGTTGCCAGGTACCGGCGCCGCAACGACGAGATCGTCCCAGGTCAGGTGACGGTGGCCGAGTACCACCGCCTCCCGTTCTACGCCTACCCAGGCATGAAGCGCGATGTGCAGCGCGCGGTCGAAGAGTTGGCAGCATTCATGTTCCGGCACCTGCCGGAACGGTTCGCAACATAGGAGGATGGACAATGGACGCAACGAAATTGGCTGAGATCATCAATCTGCACGGCAAGTGGCGGCGAGGCGAAGAGGGCGGTTCGCGGGCGAACCTGCGGGGCGCGAACCTGGGGCGCGCGAACCTGGTGGGCGCGAACCTGGTGGGCGCGAACCTGGTGGGCGCGAACCTGGAGGGCGCGTACCTGGTGGGCGCGAACCTGGTGGGCGCGAACCTGGTGGGCGCGAACCTGGTGGGCGCGAACC